CGCCGCCTTGTGGATGGCTGAACGTTGCCTCGGCAGCCTGGTCGCTTAGCTCATGCCATTGCACCTTGCCGCCGGCCGTCAGGAAGTCCCGAAGCATGGCCTCGCTCTTCTTCGAGGGGCTGCCGTTGATGACGTGATAATCGCGCGCCGCGAGGACTGCCGGCCGTCCCTCGGCCGCAGCAATCGCCATCAACACCATTGCCTGGTCCGGTGTCTTGATCCCGAACATACCGCTACGCGCGATCGACTGCGCGAGCGCCTGCATCTGATCGAACGGTAGCGGGGCTAATTCATTGGACATCGGCTCCCTCCTCCTCGGCGGCGGCGCGGACTCTAAGAACTCTGAACGTGGCGGCGGGTATCACAACCTCGCGCCGGGTCTGCGCCTTGAACGACAACTGCCAGCCCGGCAGCCAGGCGCTGGACGCTGCGCCCATCCGCGCTTTGATCGTCGCGTCGATTTCTTTAAGCCGCTTTTCAGCGCCGCTGGTGGCGTCCTTCAGCCCGGCGCGTTCCGAGAGCAGCACCGGCAACTCGTTGTCTTCCGAAAAATCTATGTAGCTGCCGTCATCGAGATCGGCCGCCAACGCCTCGCTCGGCGCGGCGCCGGGAATGTTGCCAGCATCGAAATCGCGCCACCACGCCGCGACGGCGTCGAGGATCTTGCGCTCGGCCGCCTCGTGACGCGGCACGTCATAGTAAAAAACCGGGTAGCTTGGATTGCAGACCATGACCGCCAACACGCCCCAATCCCGGCCGGCAACGATCAACTCTGTAAGTGTCTGGATGAGGTAGGCAATCGGGGCGCGGCCATGCCACTTGTCAAATTGCTGCGGCGACACCGTCTTGATCTGGATCAACCCATCATCGCCCGGCCCCCGATCGCACCAGTAGTCAGGCGTGCAGCCAAGCCTCAATTCCGGCAGCCGGTGATAGGTGGTGGCTTTCTCCAGAGGCCAGTCCGGGTGCTCTTCCACGATCGCTGCGGCGACTGCGGGCTCAAGGATACGCCCACGACGCATTGCCGGGCTATCGGCGGGGATCGCGCCGGCGCCGCTCGATACGCTGCCGCGCATGATGTCGGCGAGCTGCTCGCGTGAGAGGTAGGGATGTAAATCCCATAAAGCAGCAATACGCGAAGCAGTCAGATCCGCGCGCCGCCAATCGAGCCAAGCCCCCGTTGAGGTGATCTCGCGCACCTCACGCACCAACTCGGTCATAGCGCCAGCGCCGCCAGCACCCAGCCGACAGCCGCCACCCACAGCATGATCCCTGCCGGCACAAACAATGACCGACAACGGCGACGGCGCCGTACGCCCTCGAAGATCACGTCGTTGATGCGAAGCGCCTCCCAGATCATGGAGACAGCCCTTTCCAGCATTCCTGCCCACCCCCGCGAAGCTTTCTTACGTGTCCGGCGCTGACGCCAAACTTGGCAGCCAATACCGCCGACCTTTCTTCAGACGCTCGTATCTCGCGAACCTGGGCGGCGGTGAGTTTAGCTAAGTAATGGGTTTCGCCTTGGGCGGTTCTTCCCTTCTGATCCCTATCTGCCGTGTTTTCTGTTCCCGTTCCTAAAAACAAATGAGCAGGGTTCACGCAGTCAGGAACATCACAGCGGTGACAAACCATCACCCCAGCGGGGATTTCTCCAATAAAGAATTGGTATGCGGCGCGATGAGCGCGGGCACCCCCATCATAAGTAAATTGCCCATAACCATCACGTATTCTTGACTTTTGCCAGATCCAGCAACCGCGGTCATCCACAACGTAGCCGTCGTTAAATCTAGCTAGGGCATCCCTTTTGTTGAATGCCCCCGCAATTTTGCCGGCGCAACTTCTGGAACAACACTTCCGCGGCCATTTTATGTGTGGCGGCAAAACGACATGTTTTCCACAAACCGCACAGGCAAAAGTGTGTGCTCTGATAGCGCCCATGTCACGGACTCTCGTTTATATAAATGTCGGCAATCCGGCGCTCGATCGCGTGTCGCAAGAGCATCAGCTTGCCCTCCCGTTCATGGACGGCTTCGAGCAGCGCCTCCAGATCCTCACAGGCGACGACGCGGATGCCCAACGCTGCGGCTCGCTCGAATAGGTCGTCGCTCATCGCCGCATCCACCTCTCACAGTCCAGCCCGTGGATGCAAAACGCATCGGCCGCAAACGCATTGCCGGCGCCGCACACCGCCGACAGCGGCGGCTCGGGCCGCCCCACCGGGCGCCACCGCCCGGTCAGCAAGGCCGCCGCCGCCAGCGCGCAAATCTCCGGCGTGGTCGCCGCCACCGTCTCGGTGCTGCCGTCCGGCCACTCGATCGACAGTACCTGCGGCTCGACCGTGTCTGCGGCGAGCCACAGCAGACCTGCAGCAAGCGCGCCGCTCACGACGCAATCGCCTTCATCGCCCGCAGCACGGCATGCACGTTGGCACTGTGGTGTTCGTAATTTCGAAATTCTTTGCCGTAAGCCTCGACCCACAGCCCATCAGGGTCGACGCCGTCATCGGCGCACATCTGGCGGCAGAGCTTCCGCACCAGGTCAGCCTCGGCCAAAAGCTCCGGTAAGGTCTTCGTGTGCTCAGTCATCGCCGTCATCACAGCCGTCTCTCGACCGGGCCGCCCGGCCCCTGCGGCAGGCAGATCGTGGCGGGACACGCGCAGCGGCGGTAACACAGCAGCCGCTGCGCCCACGTCAGCCGCTTCTTACACCAGCGGTCGCGCCGCCACATGTCGCGCGCGTCGATCACTTCATCTCACCCATATGCCGGGCGAGTTGCGGATAGCGCCTGATCCAAGCGCGTAGAGTTGCATAAATGTCTGGCTCTAGACCGACCCAGTGATCGCCACCCTCGCGTGGCGCTCGCAGGCGAATGCTGAAGCCGTCAAACGAAACATAAAGTCCGTCACCGAGATACGTTTCCTCGTCCTGCCGGGGCAGGGTGTCGTCCGCCATTACAGCCACCCCATCCGCGCCGCCGCCCGGTCCTCGGCCTCGGCCGCCCGCTGCTCGTGATCCTCCACCGCCTCCACCGCCCGGCTCAGCGGCATCAGCCGCTCGGCAATGCGCGGCAGCCGGCCGGCGTCGAGCCGCTCCGCCTCGCGGAGCAGGCACTGTGCTTCGCGGAACACCCGGTACAGAAGCTGATCGAGCGACGGCCGCGTCACGGTGCGAACTTCTCCGGGTAAAGCTCCAGGATCAACGCCGCGACACGATCGGTCGCGCAGCGGACATCCCACGGCAGCGCGCTGTGAAGCGACCGCTCAATGCGGAGCCGGTGAGCATGACAGGCAGGTTCGCAATCCGGATAATTGCAGCCTTGGTTGCATCCGGCGCGGACAGCCGCATCGATGATCGGCGTGTCCGCCGTCACAGCAGCACCGCTAGCCACGCCACCGTCACCAGCCCGCAGAGCGCCGCCATCACCATCCCTAGCACCCCGCGAATCACGCGCGCCTCCTGATCGCGTGGGCGGTCCTGGGGCGTTTTGCGGCTCTTTTTTTGTCCCACTCGGCAAGGCTGGAGGGGATGTCGACGAATGTCGTCGGCGAGTCCTCTTCCTTCAGCAGCCGCTTTTCCAGGGCCATGAAAGCATCGAAGGCGGCGCCTAACATCTCGTCGCTGATCGAACGCCGGCTGTCAGGATGCAGCCCGCGGCGGATTGCATTGAAGACCGCCTTGGTCATGATCCCGTGGCGGCGGTTCATTATCGCCTTCGCCTCGGCCTGCTCCTTGCGGTGCCGCGGCAGATATGTGTCCTCCAGCATCTCCTTGACCCGCGCGGCGACGCTCTGTTGGAACGACGCGGCCAGCTCAGCCTTGTGCTGGCTGATCGCACGATCAAACTTCTGTTGCGCTGTCGCCGAGAGCATTTCGCGAGTTACGACCGGCTCGCGCCGTCCCTCTTCACGAGCAACGGCCGACCGCAGGACGGTGCTGGTGAGCCCCGTCTCCTTCTCGACGGCTGGATATGACTGCCCTGCATCAAGGATCAGTTTGGCGGCGATTGTGGCCGCTGCCGACTCGTTCTTGCGGGCCTTCTTCGGGCGACCCGCTCCCTTGGGATTTGTTACCGTTGGCGCATGAATTGATTTACCCACCTTGGGTAAATTACCTAGGTCGCGCTGGACTGTGCTGAACCCCACTCCGAGCGCCTCGGCGATGCGCTGCATCGTCCACTCCCGCTCGCCGTAAAGATACTCGGCAATGCGTTGGCGATCGGCGGCAGTCAGAGGCTTGGCCCCGATGTTGGAAACAAGGGCAAGCTGGAACCGCTTGGCATCGGCGGCATCGCCTAGCCCGAGGGTCAGCTTCTTAATGACGGGGGCGATGCCGAGTTCCTTGGCGACCGCCATGCGGCGATGCCCGACGAGTACGACAGCACGCTCGTCCATAAGCGCGGGAAACTCTTCGACCCAACCGTGCAGAGCCATCGACTCGCGCAGATCGGAGAGATCGCCTTCCCCGCGAATGTTCTTCGCAAACTCGCCGGTCTGCGGATTAAACGGATCACGCAATGACATTTTGATCTCGACCGAAAAGGGAAAGCGGGGCCGAAGCCCCACCTGTGACATTATTCGTTGTCGTTGTTGTTCTCCGCCGGAACAACTTCCCCTTCGAGCATGTAGCGCCGCTCCTTGCGCGAGGAGTGGTAACGCCGCATGACGATGTTGAGTGCCTTGGAAATCGTGGCCGCCTTCTGGTCGGCCAGCTCGTGTGCCGCGTCGAGCACCTTCGCCTTGTCGCGGATCATTATCGCGGCAAAGATGTTGTCGGCCGAAAGCGAGCCTTCTTTCGCTTGCTCGTCATAGACCGCGCGCAACAGCGCCCGGTAGGTCGGTCCATCCTCCTCGTCAGCGACGAGGATGCGGTGGATGTCCTCGACGAGGTCGTTAAGTGTGCGCTCGGCTTTCAGGAAACGCTGCCACTCCTCGATCTTCTCGGGGAGTGGCGGAGGCATCACATGCCGTAGGCTATTAGCCATAACAGTCCCTTTCTGCGGGCCACAATGCCCGTGTTGGTGCACGGTCGGCTTATGCCGGTCGTGAAGGGATGTTATTGGACTATTTGTCCAGACGTCAAGACCAAAGTGGACGATTTGTCCCGGCGGTTTTACGGCACACGCCGCAATCGCGGCAGCGCATCCTCGATTTCGGCGGTGCCGCGCCTGGGGATATCTCGGCCAGCAATTAACTCTGAAACCGACAGCCCCGTCTCGACAGCGAAGGGCTCTATCAGGTGATGCGGTAGTCTCGAGCGGGTTTCATATTTTTCGTAGGCGTCTTTACTGATGCCTAAAACACCCGCCATATCTTTTTGCGTAAGCCCGACGGCCTCGCGGGCTGCGCGCATCCGTGCCTGAAGGGCTTTTGTATAATGTGATGAGGCGATCGTTTCGGTCTGCATCCCAAAAGTACCGCCTCGGCTCAACCGTTATTATGCCGCCCGGCTTGCTGTTGCGGATGCTGAGCCGCGGCGGCGCAACGCCGATTTGCCTGTCAGCACATATTCTATGTCGCGGTCGACGATCTCCGCAAACTGCTCGATCAGATAGTGCGGGATTGGGGTCCTATACTCGTACTTCCGATACCGATCGTACGGAATGCCGAGAGCAGTGGCCATCTGGTCTTGAGTCCATCCCCGTCCTTCGCGCAATGCTTTCACCCTGGCGCAAAGGGCGTCATTAAACTTGGCCTCGCGATCGTATGCCATGTGGACATTGTGTCCACAGATGGGGATAACTTCCCGTCCCATATCTTCCGGCTATAAGTAGCTGCTTTTTCCATTTGCAAGCATGGACGAATAGTCCAATTATGCGAGCCACGCAAGTGGGATAGACGACCCCCATGATCGCCGCCACCATCATCGCCGCCTACCTCGCCGCCGCCATCCCGGCCGCCATTTTCTGCGGCTACAGCATCCGCAGGTGGGCGCAGTGAGTGGCACCCCATCCGGCCGCGCGCGTCGGGGCACGCCGCCGGTACGCCGGCAGCGAGGCGGCGGCCAACCTCCGGCCGCAGCTTCCCCCTGCGCCTCGCTGCCGGCGGCTTACGGGAAGTGCGTCCAGTGACCACGCAGTCGATCACCGTGTCGCTCCTCGGCGAGCCGGTCGCCTTCGCCCGCATGCGCATCGCCGCCCGCACCGGCGCCCACTTCGTCCCGGCGCCGCAGCGCAACGCCATGGCCGCGCTCCGCATCGAAGCCGCCAACACCATGCTGCACATGGGCGCCGCGGTACTCGACGAGCCGGTGTCGGTCGAGCTGCTGGCGGAGCTGCCGATCCCGGCAAGCTGGAGCAAAAAGCGGCGCAATCTCGCCATCTTAGGGCTGATCCGGCCCGGCACCCGACCCGATCTCGACAATCTTTTCAAGCTCGCTGCCGACGCCATGCTAAATGGAGTGGTGGCGCGCAATGACACCTTAGTGGTGGAGATCCACGCGCGAAAAATCTACGGGCTCCAGCCGAAACTGGTGGTAACAGTGTCACCGCTTGCGGTGGTGCAGCCGGCACTGAAGCTGGAGGCCGCATGAGCGTGATGTTGGCTGAGAGCAAGGTGTGGGCCGAAGAGCCTGGTGTTGAGATGTTAGCCACGCCACATGCCGGCACGGTGGAAATCTCAATCCTAGTGGACGGCCAGCCTGTTGCCACGGCGACGATCGCACGGTGGCGGTGGGATCGTGTCGTTCAAGCTGTCTTGCCTGTCCCCACCGACCTGCAATGAGCGCCGCATGAGCAACCACTCCAGCTACACCGGCCGCTATACCCGCTCGGGATATCCGAATCCGTCATCGCCGCTCACCGACGCCGAGATTGCCACCCTGCGAACCATGCGCGCCGCCGGCTGCGGCCTCAAAAGCATCGCCGCCGCCCTCGGCCGCGCCAAATCCGCCGTCGCCCGCCATATCCCCCCCGAAGCTCACGACGGCTGGGATGCGGTGCCGCCGACCCGGACCACCAGCGACGACGCCTCCCTCTACGCCCGCTGGCAAGCCCGCATGCCCGAGCTGCGCGAAGCCATGCGCAAAGCCGGAGCGCAGCCATGAGCCAGGCCCAGATCTACGCCGACGTCCATGTCACCATCACCCTGTGGCGCCGCAGCGGCATCGCCGCCGCCGTCATCCGGCAGCAACTCGGCATCCCCACATTCCCCCGCCGCTCTCGCTGGCGCGAGGTCCGAACCTTTATGCTCGGCTGGCTCGCCGGGCGCGAGTGTCACTCCCTCCAACGCGTCGGATAGGTGATATGGCCAAGCGACCCACTTGGATGCCCTGCTACATCACCGACTATCTGCGCGATACCACGCGCCTCACTACCGAAGGGCACGGCGCCTACCTGTTGCTGATCTTTGACTACTGGTCGCAAGGCCAACCCCTGCCCGATGACGACGCCCAACTCGCCGCTATCACCCGTCTGTCACCGCAAAAGTGGAAGGCCCTGCGACCGACGCTTGCCCAGTTCTTTACCGTCGCCGATGGCGTCTGGCGGCATAAGCGCGTCGATCGCGAGCTCGTCCTCGCAACCGAACGCATCACCAAACTATCGGAAGCCGGTAAGCGGGGCGCCGCCGCCAAACATGGCGCCGCTGATGACGATGAATGTGGCGATGCTGATGGCCAGGCCACAAGCGATGATACCAGCCTGGCCACTGACATCGCCACCAGCCCCCCTTCTGGCCAGGCCACCCCACAAGATACAAGACACAAAAGTACCAAGAAAGGGAGAGGTAGAGAATGTCAGACTGCACTTGCTAGAAAACCACCTAGTTTAAATATTAATACTTCTCTTACTGAGAATATAATCCCGCGCGCGCGTATACGTGGGGGAGCCGCCGAGCCAAGCCAAACCGACAGCAAAAAGGAAGAAAAGGCTTTAATTTCAATTAATAGGGGGGCTTCTGGCGGTCGCTGCGCTCCCTTGGCCGCTGACGCGGCTCTCAGCCGGGATCACCTCCAGCAGAAACTCGTCCGCTTCTCGCTTGCCACTCTCGCCGAACCCCAACTCAGCCTCGCGGTCGAAGGACTCTCAGGGGCTGATCCAAGCCATTCCGACCGATGGTGGCTCAACAAACTCGACAAGCTGATGCGGGCACAACACTGGGACGACGCAACACCCTCGAGAAACGACGCAAGGGCCGCCCTCGGATACGACCCAGGACCAAACCCAAACGCCGATGACTACGCCTTCCGAAAAGCCCAACCCCCCCTCATGGCCGCAGAGTAAGCCCTATGGCCCACGAACTCGAAGTCGCCAAACGCTTCACCAAAGTCGCCCAAGCCGCTAGCCATGGACTCGATGAATCAGGCTTCCGGCAAACCTTCGCCCAGTGCCATAGCCCCATCGAACAAGCCTTCTGCCTAAGCCTGTTCCAAGTCCAAAACGTCGTCGCCTTCGATAGCCAATTCTCTCCCAAACTCCTCGAAAAACTCCTCCTCATCCCAACCAGAATTATCTCCGTCTTCCCCCAGCACAAAATCTTGCAGTTTCGTGCCGATTTCCTCCTCGTCGGCACATCACAAGCAAGCGCAGAACCTACCTTCGTCATCGTCGAGTGCGACGGACACGACTTCCACTCCGAGCCCAAGCAGATAAAATACGACCAGACCAGACAGAACGTGCTCGCCAATACAGGCTTCACTGTCGTGCGACACACAGGCTCCGAAATATTCTCCAACCCTCAACAAGTCATCGCCAAAACCCTCAAACCCTTCGCTAACCTCGGGTGGAAACCCGATGATGCGGAAAACGTCGATAACCGGATCCTCAAACAAGCCCTAAACGATCTCGCCGTCGCCGCTCACACAAGGACCGCGTCGCGATGACAACTACCCTCGCCCCCTCCCAAGCCCGCCGCCAACACAACCGCATCACCCGCGACCGCCTCCAGATCGCCGACACCGCAGGCCGCATCGGCGTCCCCTGGAGAGCAGAGGGATTGCTCGCCAAGCTCGAGCGCAACGGCAGCATCACAGCGGCGCAGAGGGCCGCCGGCGAGCAGTTCCACGCACTCTTCCGAGCCGCCGCCAGCGACCCGCTGAAGGCCACAGACCCCTCGCGAACCCACGTCAGCGGCGCCCGCGCATTGTCACAGCCGCTCGGCAGCCTGTGGGCCAAGACCAGCTTGGATAGGGCCATCGATGCCCTCGGCGGCCTCGCCTCACCCGCCGGCTCCTGCGCCTGGCACGTCCTCGGCAATGACTGCAGCATGCGCGACTTCGCACTGCGCCGATCGTGGTGCGGCACCCCAGTGCAGGACCACGTCGCCAAGGGCGTGCTGCTGTCAACGCTGGGCACACTGCAACACCACTTCAGGATGTAAAAAGCCTTGACTTACGCCACAAACTCTCCGCAATGGAAGCAGGCTGTGCAATCCACCGCTAAATCTACCAGCCTTCCTCGCGGAGGAACGCCAAAAGGCGCCATACGCGGTGGTCGTAATGGATCGCAAACCGTCTACAGCGAAAGACTGGCCGACGAGATCCTCGACCGACTCAGTGATGGTGAAAGCCTTGATGCCATATGCTCTTCACCAGGTATGCCCGCACCTAGCGCAGTGCGCAAATGGGCAAGGAAAGATCCCGCTGGCTTCGGTGCCGAATACGGGCGCGCGCGCAGTAATGGGCACGAGCTGATGGCTGAAGAAATCATTGCGATCGGCGATTCTGATATACTTATCAATGGCTTACCAGATAACGCGCTGGTTCAGCGCAACAGGCTGATGTGTGACAACAGGAAGTGGCTGTTATCCAAGCTTCTGCCGCGCCAATTCGGTGACAAAGTCACCCAGGAGCTGACGGGCGACCCGGATCGGCCGCTGGTTACGATGATCCAGCTCGTCCCGGTGGCGCCCAAGCGTCTACCCAAGCCGGACGACGAGGGCTAGAGGATACGTGCTCCGCTAGCCTCTGCCACGAAACCCGCAGAAACCCTAGGGTTTCGCCAGCACATTGCCATTCCATCCCCCACTTGCTCCCCCATTCCAACGCCGCTTCCCTCACGCGCGCGTAACTAAAAGGCAAACCCGATGGCAGCCAACCCGATCGTTGAGGCCCCGAAGAAGCCCACCAGCACCAAGGCGCCGCAGCCCAGCAAGCCGCCGGTGCACCGCTCCCCCTCGGTGAAGGCAGCCCGGCCCCGCAGCAACCCGCGAGGCAGGTGACGGCCCCGCCACCCCCTGACAGGATTGGTTCCATGTCGGCGGCTGACGGCCCCGTATCGCATTTGCGCGCAGCGTGTGTCACCGAATATTTTTTTTCTGAAAATCCCCCCAAGTTTCCGTCACCACCACAACCGTGGTGGTTGGTGTCACTAGCGGAGCCACCAATGTGTCACTGGTTGCCCTTATTGTCAGCATCTCGGTGATGGTGGTGACGGTGACGGCGGGAGGTGCGGTGGTGATACCCTTCACCTCGATGAGCAACTGCACCACGGCGCTACCGTACGTCCTGAAGCAGGCGTCGGTATCGGCAGCCTTCTGCGTTGACACGAGTCGGGTGCCGGTGCGGTGAGTGCGCAGTCGATCGAGCTGCCGGAGAAGCTGATTCCGGTCTTCAGCGGGGAGGCGCTGTACCGGGGCGCGTGGGGCGGTAGAGGCAGCGCGAAGAGCCGATCCTTTGCGAAGATGGCGGCGGTGTATGGCTTAAGATGCAGCATGGCGGGCCAGTCGGGCGTCATCGTGTGCGGCCGCGAGTTTCAGAACAGCCTCGACGAGTCGTCGATGGCGGAGATCAAGCTGGCGATCGAATCAGAACCCTGGCTTGCCAGCCATTACGAGGTGGGTGAGAAGTACATACGGACCCGTGACGGCAAAATCGACTTCAGCTTCGTCGGGCTGCGGCGGAATATCGAATCGGTCAAATCCACCGCCAGAATACGGCTCCTCTGGGTGGACGAGGCGGAGCAGGTATCGGAGATAGCCTGGCAGAAGACGATCCCGACGGTGCGCGAGACGGGCAGTGAAATCTGGGTGACGTGGAACCCGGAGCGCAGAGCATCCGCGACCAATCAACGCTTTCGCGAAACCCCTCCCGACAACAGCAAGATCATCGGGCTGACGTACCGGGACAATCCATGGTTTCCGCAAACGCTGGAGCAGATCCGCAGAGAGGACGAGATCCGACGCCCGGATCAGTACGGGCATGTGTGGTTGGGGGAATTCGCCACTGGCCATGTTGGTGCGTATTACGCGCGGCTGCTGAATGAGGCGAAGGAGGAGGGCCGGATCGGGCATGTCAGCAAGGACCCACTTCTTCCCATCCGGGTGTATGTGGACATTGGCGGCACGGGAGCGCGGAGCGACGCGTATGCGCAGTGGGTGGTGCAGTTCGTCGGCCGCGGGGAAGTCCGGGTGCTGGATTATTACGAATCCGTTGGCGAGCCGCTGGCGGTGCATGTGGCTTGGTTGCGGGAGAAGGGCTGGGGCAAGGTGAATGTGTACTTGCCGCATGATGGCGCGACGCACGACAGGGTGTACGAGGTCAGCTTTGAGAGCGCCTTCCGCCAGGCTGGGTTCAACGTCGAGGTGATACCCAACCAGGGCCGGGGCGCGGCCAGGGCGCGCATCGAGGCGGCCCGTCGCCTGTTTCCCAGCATTTGGTTCAATGAAGACACAACAGAAGCGGGCCGCGAAGCCCTGGCTTGGTATCACGAGCGCAAGTCGGAGGACGTGCGGGACGTCGGCCTTGGCCCGGAGCATGATTGGAGCAGCCATTGCGCGGATGCGTTTGGGCTGATGTGCGTGGCGTACGAGGCGCCGCGGGGCCGGCCGAAGGTGCTGAAGTATCCGGCGCTGGGGATTGTGTGAAGGTGGCGGCGCATCCCTGGCAGCGGGTACGGCAGCACGTGTACCCGCTGGGCGATCTGCGCGAGCACTACGCCAGCCTCGAATGCTGGTGCGTGCCGGTCGAGGACGACGGGGTGGTCGTGCACAACGCGCTCGATGGCCGGGAGGCGTACGAGCGGGGCGAGCGGCGGCCGGCATGAGGCAGCGGCGGAAGCCCGGTTGCGGAAACAAGTCGGGTTTGTCGGGAGCTACCCTATCCGCCACGCCGCGGCGAGCATAACACAGGGATTTGGCATGAGCAGCAGCGACGCGCGGATGTTTGATGCGTTGGCGGAGCGGGTGGCGGCGTTCGAGCGCGGCCTGGCTGGGTTGGCGGCGGAGGTTGCGGTATTGCGCGAGGCGGTGCTGGGCAAGGATGTTGGTGCCGAGCTGTACGGGGCGGCGGCGGATCACGCGGCCGACCGGGAGGCGCGGGCGGCGTTGTTGGCGAAGCGGCGCGACCGCTGATGCCGGGCGTGCTGGATCTGCTGCAGGCGGCGTTACAGAATCCGGATGTGCTTCGGCAATTGCAGCTTGTATCGATGGGTCCGCCGCCGCGTCCGGTGCTGGGGTTGCCGCAGGAATATGCGGCACGGCAGCAGCCGGGGCGCGAGCAGGCGTTGATGGATCAGATTTTCGCGGGTCGGCAATATGGGCCCCAGGGTGGCGTGCTTAACGAGGGCAGCGGCTGGGCCGGGTGGGGGATGCAGCCGCCGCGGTCGCCGCTCAACCAGTTTATGCCGGGGGCGGGATTGTACTGATGCGATGGCCGCGCCGTGCCTGACGTACTGGAGCAGTTGCAGAATTTGCTGACGGCGTACCCGCAATTGGCGCAGGCCGGCGGCGGCGTGCCGGGGCTGGGCGGGCAGCAGCAGGCGCCATCGCAGATGGGGTTGTTGGCGCCGCAGCCCGATCAGGCTGCGCCGCCTTCGGTGCCGCCCGAGGCGCGGCCGTTTTTGGATGCGGTGGCGAGTGGTGAGAGCCCGGCCTACAACATCCGCTACGACGGCGGCAAGGGTGCGGTGTTTGACAGTTTTGCCGACCACCCGCGGCAGTTGGAGCGGATCACGGTGGGACCGTACCGGGGCCAGCGATCGGATGCCGCGGGCAAGTACCAGATGATCAGCACGACGTGGGACAAGGTGGCGAAGCCGCTCGGGTTGTCGGATTTCAGCCCGGAGAGCCAGGATATGGCGGCGTGGCAATTGGCCAACAACAGTTACGGCAATCTGAGCAAGGGCCGCGACTTGCTGGCGGACCTGCAGGCGGGCCGGCACGACGATGTCGCCAGGGTGCTGTCGTCGGAGTGGGCCAGCATTGCGCGCAATCCGCAAGCATTTGTGCGGGCATTGCGCGGCGCGTATCCGCCGCCGGGCTCATGATCTGCGAGGCTTGCCGGGGCAGCGGGCGGATCGTTAACCCGGCGCCTCACATTGGCCCGCGCATGCTGCTGCCGTGCCCCGAATGCAATGGCACCGGCATCACGTCCTGCTGCGACGCGGCGGGCTCGGCGCAGCCGGTGCCGGCATGGCCATACTTTATCGGTAAGGAGCGAAGCTGATGGCAGTGATGGACATGTTTGCGCCGGTGAAGGGCAAGCCGGCGGTGGTGCATCCGCGCCCGCCGTGGCCGACGGAGGGCAACCCGCGCGAGAACGAGGCGACCGAGCCGAAGGAAGTGGTGGCGCGCGAGGCCGAGGATGATGCGCAGGCGACGATTGCCAAGGCGCGCGCCGCTAATCCCGGAAAGCGGGTTGTCGTCGCCGGCTGATGGCCGAGGACGTGCTGTCGCAGTTGCAGCGGTTGCTGGCGCTGTATCCGGCGCAGGGCTATGGGCAAAATCAGCTTAATCCGCAGCAGTCTTTGCCGACTGCGGCGACGCAGCCGACAGGCGTCACCGGCATGACCGGGGCGGCGAATTTGCAGATGCCGCAGCCTGGCGCGGCGCCGTTGCAGGCGGGCGATTGGGATGCGCTGATCCGGCTGTTGCGCGATAGCGGCGTCGGGGCGAGCCAGCCGCCGCAGCCGTGGCAGTCGCCGGTCCAAGTGACCGGTGATTGGTCGCGCGGGTTGAGCGGGAAAAATCCTCCGATGTTGCCGGGATGGCAGGCGAGCATGCGTTATCCGGTGCAGTTTTGATGCGCCCGTGTTGGTGGCTTGCCGTGGCTGATGACGAGCGCGGCTATGTCCTCGATGTTTATCCCGAGGAAGTGCGGGGTTATCGCCGGCAACTTGGCAAGGCGGCCTTTGCCGTGTTTGCGTCGTCTGACGCAGCGATGGCGGCGGTCAGGGCGCGGCTTGAGCGTTCGATGCAGGCACTGAGCGTCTGATGGGCAGCCCGTACGGTTCCGACCGGCCCGGCAACATCCCGCAGGGGATCGGGGGCGCCAAGGGAGACGGCTGGGACGAGGACGAGGTGAAAGCGGTTATCCAACGGGAGTTGGATGATGCGCTGGGCCAGGACGGCGGCACTCTGAGCCAGGACCGGCTGCAGGCGCTGAAATACTACGAGGGCGAGTTGCCGGGGCCGGTCGGCACCGATCGCAGCAATGTCGTGATGCGCTCGGTGTTGGAGGCGGTCGAGTGGGTATTGCCGGCATTGATGCGGATATTCACCGCGAGCGACCAGATTTGCATCGTGGAGCCGCCGCGGCCGGGGATGGAGCAGGCGGCAAAGCAAGCAACGGAGTATGTGAATTACATATTCCGCGAAAACCACGGGTTCATGCTGCTGCATGATTGGTTTAAGGATTCTCTTTTAGAGCGTCTGGGATGGATCAAATACTGGAGTGATACTCAGCGCGAGGTTAGCACCGAATCGTACACCGGCCTGGTGCAGCCGCAATTGGATGCATTGCTGGGCGAGGCCGAGGTCGAGATCGTGAAGGAGCGGCGCTACAAGCAGCCGCGCGACAGCTTCGGCCTGGATCTGCCGTTTCCGGTCCCAGCGCAGCAGCCGCAGCCGGGGATGCAGCCCGGCTTTGCCGGCGACAGCCTGCCGCCGCCCGAAATCGAGCTGATTGACGTGGTTTTGAAGACCACGCGAGAATTCCCCCGCATCAGAATCGAAAATGTCGCTCCGGAGGAGATCCTGTTTTCGCGGCGGGCCAAGCGCGGCGACATCCCGTTTTTGGCGCACCGGCGGCGGTGGACCTACAGCGACCTGGTCGAGCAGGGCTACGACGAGGACACGCTCGATTTAGTGCCGCTGCACGACGACATGGAAATGAATATCGAGCGGGTCGAGCGGTTTCGCGCCGACGATCTGCCGCCGTTTCAGGACGACGCGCGCACCCCGGCTCGGCACATCTGGGTCGAGGAATGCTACGTCGAGCTATCGAAGGACGAGCGCACCACCGAGCTTTACCAGGTGATGACCGCCGGGCACGGGCTGATCATATTGACCCGCGACGGTGAGCCGTGCATCGAGTGCGTCGACGAGGTGCCGTTTGTCAGCATTACGCCGATCCCGCAAAGCCATCGGCTGGTTGGGCTCTCATTGGCCGACCTTACTGCTGACTTGCAGGAAATAAAGTCAAGTATTATGCGGCAAATGGTCGACAATGCGTATCTGTCGAATTGGCCGCGAATTGAAGTAGCCGACGACTCTGTTAACGAAAATACGTTTGATGATTTGCTGACTCTTCGGCCGGGTGGCATCGTTCGGTCGCGCCGCCTTGGCGGCATTCAGGCAATGTCGATCCCGTACACCGCGGACAAGTCATTTCCGCTGGTGCAGTACATCGACGAGACCCAGGAGATCCGCACCGGGGTGGCGCGGCAGAACAACGCGATTTCGCCCGACGCCCTGTCGAACACGACGGCTGCCGGCCTAGCGATGGCGCAGGGCGCGCAGGCGCAGCGGGTCGAGCTGTTTGCCCGGATCTTTGCGCACGGCGTCGAGCAGCTCATGCGCGGCATCCTCGGCCTGGTGCGCCGGCACCAGCAGCAGGAGCGGATCATCCGGGTGACCGGCGGCTGGCTGCGGATCGACCCGCGCGAGTGGCGCGAGGCGATGCCGGTAACGGTATCGGTGGGGTTGGGCACCGGCAACCGGGATCAGGTCTTGCAGCATCTGATGACGGTGGTGCAGCTGCAGAATGCGGTGGTCCAGCAGCAGGGCGGGCCGAAGGGGCCGCTGGTTTATACGCAGAATGTCTACGATGCGCTGAAGGCATTGCAGGAAAACGCGGGCTTCAAGCAATCGTTTTTTGCCGACCCGTCGCAGCCGCCGCCGCCCGGGGCGGCACCGCCGGGTGGGCCGCCACCGCCCGACCCGGCCGCGATGCAGGCGCAGGCCGCGGTGCAGGCGACGCAGATCAAGGCGCAGGCGGCGGTAGCCGCGGTGCAGATGAAGGCGCAGGCCGATGCGGCGGCGGCGCAGCAGAAGGCCGGGCTGGAGGCGCAATTAGCGCAGCAGAAACAACAGCATCAGATGATGCTCGAGCAGCAGAAGCAGCAGCACGAGATGGATCTCGAGCAGCAGAAAGCCCAGCACGATCTGATCATCGCGCGGGCCAAGGTCGAGGCCGAGGCTGCGGTGAAGCAGAGGGAAGTGGAGCTGAAATTCGCCGCCGGGGCTTATGCCGCGGGGCAGGGCGGGCCAGGGCCGCCGGCCATGGGCAATGGCGGGCTGCCGCTGTGATGAAGCTGACGCGGACGATGGAACAACGCCTCGGTGCGATCCACGCTGCATTCGATGATCTCGTCCGGCGCAGTAAAGAACAGGCCGTCAAACTAGCCAACGAAAACTGCGGCGTCATAGCGGGGCCTGTGACACGAAACGCCGCAAAATGGGACGCGAAGCTCCCAGTCAGATCGCTGTTCGAGCGTGTGGCAGACAGGATTGTCTACGTTGATAAAAGCGAATGTTTAGAATATCCGGGCACCAAAACCTTTGCGGGATATTGTCAAATAAGAGATTTGCGTACTAATGGCAGGCCATTAGCACATCGAATTGTTTACGAAACCGTGGTTGGGCCTATTCCAGACGGTCTCGATTTAGATCACCTGTGCATGAATAGAGTATGTGTAAACCCGGATCATCTTGAGCCGGTGACGCGGGCGGAAAACACCCGGCGGATGTGGGAGCGCATGAGCCCAGAGGTTAGAGCCGAGCAAATTCGCAAGATGCACGCTGGTCGTCACAGAAATAAAAGCCAGCAATAGCTACTACAGGAGAGAGCAGATGATTAAGCGTGCCGTTATCATGGCGGCGGCGATCGCCGGCGCGTTGTTCGCGACTCCGGCGAGGGCCGACACGTTCGTCACCCTGGGCGGCGCGCTGTGGAACACCACCAACTCAGGCAACCTGTCGCTTAGTAATTTCATCCCTGGCGGCAATCAACCGCAGAACGCACCATGCGTGATCTGCGGGGCCAACCAGCCACAGCAGCCTGCGGGCTTCGGCTATAACGACTATTCCAACGCTGGGAATCTGAGCACAATCTCTGCGTTCTCGGACCAGGGCAACGGCGCGCGCAACACACTCGCCGACGACACGTTCGCCACTGGCTACCAAGTGGGCGCGGGCAGTCCGCTCCTGGCATTCTTGCTTTTGAACGGCGACAACCCAAACAACCTGAGCTTCAGCATTGGTGTGGACATCAACGACGCCAACAACCCGCAGACGCTGAACAGCTTTTGGTTCCTCAATCTCACCACCCACACCGTGCTCGCTTCGTTTACTGGCGGTACGACTGGCAACGTCCCTGACCAGAACAACGGGACGGGCTTTCCGGATTACACGATCTCGGGTTTCAACCTGACCAACAACGACATCCATGTGGGCGACACGGTGTTGTTCCTCGCGCGCATGTCGAACTTGAACGACGGGCCCGACTCGTTCTTCATCGAAGCCGCGCCAGCAGCGGACGTGCCGGAGCCCGGCAGCCTGTGGATGATGGGCAGCATGCTGTCGATCGGCGGCTTTGCCGGCTGGTGGCGGAATCGGCGCCGGGGCCATGGCGATTTCGCAGCGGCCTGAAACTATCCTGCCTCCGGCGCGCCCCGTGCCGCAAAGCAATCCGCCGAGGCCGGCTTCGGTCGTGAATGTCGATCGGCCTTGGCCGACCTACGCGCCGGTTAATCCTTGATCTGGACCCCGTTCGCGTACTGGTGGGCCGAGCGCAAATTGCCGCGGCTACCGTGGCGCAGCACCGAGCCGGCGCCGAGCGACCCGATGCAGCTCGGCGAGGCGGCGCGGCGGTTGCTCGACGACCCGACCCTGGTGCTGGCGCTGGAGCG